ATTGCCGTCGTAAAGTTTACCGTATAGTCACCTGTTCCGTTATCCGTAATGCTGCTCACATTGCCGCTAGCGCGGATAGCAACTGTGCCGGTGCCGTTAAAGTTTACCCAAGCGCGGCAGTCATAAGCAGGGTAAAGAGTAGAGCCGCCAGGTACAACTGTTGAGATTGCACCGTTGTTAGCGATACGCATCCGCTCCGTCGGAGAAGATGCCCCATCCGCCGTAGTCGAAAACACTAACCTGCCAGGATAATCATTTGTTCCGGCGTTTGCATCGGCCGCACAAGTAATGCGCCCATACTCACCAGCACCGCTATCGGCAAACGAAATAATCCCTAGGACTTCATCCGTAGTAATACTTGTTGCAGCCTCAGGCCGCGAGATAGACATGATGCCAGCGCTAGCACCACTGGTATTACCAGCAACAACAAAGCGCGAATACTGAGTGTCAGTTCCGGTAAGCGCAGAAGACGTGCCCACCAAGAGCTGCCCACTTGACGTAATGCGAGCAAGCTCCGTGCTTACATGCACAAATCTTGTAGCTAAACCGCTTTCGGCTCTATAAATAACGCCGGTGGAATCACCATAAATTCGTCCACGAGTTGCGGTTGCATCTGCAATCAGCAGATCATTGTTCAGGCGGATTTGACCATTTACATCTAGGTTGTAAGCAGGGCTCGCAGTGCCAATCCCTACTCGGCCTGAAGCGTCAATACGCATCCTCTCGGTTGCGCCATTTGTGCTAAACAGAATTGACCCAGTTGCGTCGGAACGCAGCGCAATATCATTTGCCGTACCACCTGTTATAACAGTGCCTGGTGCAATGTAGAAAATATCATTGCTACTGGAATACAATCGAAATGTAGACCTAGATCTGATTGTTCCGTTAACATCTAATTCAACACCAGGCGAGCTAGTCCCTATGCCAACGAGTCCTGCCGAGGTGATGCGCAAACGGGATTGATTTTGGGTTTTTAGGTCTAAATACCCAGCCTGAAGATTGTTGACTTCGCAATTAGTCCCGTCGTGATAAATTGCAAACTTCTGAGCGCCACCGGTTCCTAATGCTAAAAGTGCAGTGGAGGATCCGTTGATTGAAATGTTGCCTCGCCCAGCCGCAGTATCAAATGCGGATGAGTTGCCGACGCTGACATTCCCACTCGCATCAACAAACAACCTGCCAGACCCACCAGTGCTGATGGCTACTTGGTCTGCGCCAGGGGAATAAATGCCGGTATTGGGGTCACCAGAGATAAACAGCGACGGAAGTGCTGCCGTACCTGCCGTAACACCAAGCGGTCCCGTCATGGTATCGCCAGACTTGCTGACTAGGTTTCCAGTAGCGGTAACACCACCCTGCCAAGAGGTGCCGTTGTAGACACGCAGTTCGTTGTTGGTGGTATTAAAGACAAGATCACCAGTATCAAGACTGGTAACTGGATCCGAAGACGCTACCCGATAACGAGCCGCAAAGTCATTAACAGTACCAAGGTTGCTGGCAACGCTATTGACGTTTGCAATGCTGCCACCAACGTTATTGACATTGGCAATGTTGGTGGAAACGGTGTTAATGTTGGCAGCATTACCAGCAACAGCAGTGACGTTTGCATTGTTGGTAGCGACCGTGGTGATGTCACCAGAGATGCCAGCGACAGTCGTAACTTCCGTGGCTCTGGGAACAAGGCGGTGGAAGTTGTAGGTGTGGAGGGTTGAGGTGGTTTCCACCAACATGCCATAGCCAGCAGCAAGGGTGGTATTGCCACAGCCGTTAATCGTGACCGTATTGGAGCCAGAACCGTTGGCAATGGTTACCGTACCGGAGACGGGAGTACGAGCGGTAACGATTTCCTTGACACTAATAATGGTCCCAGCACCATCTGGGTTGTTGATGTCAGGATTAGCAACAGGGAAGCTGGTCTCGTTTGCAATGGGAACAAACCCACCTACATCATCAACAAGATCAATGACTCGTGCGTCAATGGCTGCCGTGGTTGCAATGAAGCTATCACTGCTGCTCCAGGCTTGGCCAAAACTAATTGTTTCGGTATTGTCTTGGCGAAAATACCGCAAATCAGAAGCGGCTGAAGTAAAGAAACTTGCGTCGTCGGTAGTAGTTGAAGCAACCTCTGCAAGTGTAATTACAGTAGACGTGCTTAGTTTAGTAGAATCAATAGCACCGGTTGCAATCTTTGCCGCAGTAACGGCCTGATCGTTGATCTTACCAGTGGTAACATTCAGATCTGCGATCTTGGCAGTGGTGACGTTTTGATCCGCGATCTTAGCGGTAGTCACATTCTGATCAAGGATCTTAGAGGTAATAACTGCATCAGATGCAATGTCACCTGCAACGATGGTTCCATCTGCAATCTTGGCAGAAGTTACAGAACCATCGGCCAGTTTGGCAGTGGTTATATTGCTATCTGCAATCTTTGCTGTGGTTACATTGCTATCAAGAATCTTGGAGGTAACGACAGAATCGGCGGCCAAATCACCAGCGACAATAGTACCATCTGCAATCTTGCTAGAGGTGATAGAACCGTCTGCGATTTTACCAGTAGTTACATTAAGATCAGCAATCTTAGCCGTGGTAACATTCTGATCAGCAATCTTAGCAGTAGTAACATTGCTATCAGCGATCATTGCCGTAGCAACTGTACCAGTGTCACCAGTGCTTACAAGAGTACCAGAAACGTTGGGAAGGTTAAGGGTACGATCCGCAGTAGGATCACCACCAAGAAGGGTGGTCTCGTGAGCGTCATCAGTAGCGCCCTCAAAAACAATACCCTTACCAGCGGCAAAACCTAGGTTGCCAACCATGGTACCGCCATTCTTATCAAGGCGGCGGTCTACGGTTTCCTGAGTGCTATACAGAATCTGGTTGAAGTTATCGTTCAGATCCTGGGCACGGATGGCCGAACCAGCAAAGAACGTAGCTTGAAGAGCATCGGTATCGGTTTCCCGATAGATACGAATAGCCGCCCCATTGGTTGGAGCGGTATTAAACTGAACAGTAGTAGCGTTGGCAAAGGTGTATGCAGTTGTAAGAGTTCCGTTCAGGGTTACCTGGACTTCGGAACTATCAAGGTATGGGAAAGTGAACGAGTAAAGGGTCGTTGACCCGTTACCCGTATAGTTATTTTCGGTGATTGCCATCACTAATAATTAGTAAGTGCCTCAAGGCGCTTAGCCTCTTGGTCTGTCATGGTTGAGTAGAACTTCTGCGGTTTATCGAGTTCGTAGTTACCGTTCTCGAATTGATACTTTTTCTTGTTCAACCGTTCCAGAGTACCAGCAAATTCAGCATCTTGGGCAGCTAACTTCACGAAAGCATAGTCGCGTGCCTTGTTCCAGATGTCCTGAACATTCTCGTAGATCTTTGGTTGTTTGGAGTCAAAGTACTTCTTGTCAGTGCCAAGTCTGCGATTTTTCCAGTTATCAAAGTCTTCTTGGAAGTAAGGCTTTGACATCTCCACTGCCAGCTGATCACGTAATCCGTATTCGAACATTGTTTTACGGATAAAGTTCTTTTGTTCAGCAGTCAGAGGCATACCAGTGCGGTGACGGTCTAGGTCATCCTTCCACTTGTACCCGATGGATTGGAGCATGTTAACAACTGGATCCTTATTCTCAACACTTACTTCAAAGGGTACGTTGGCATTCCACAAACCTCCATTGGGGTTCTTCATTGGTTGACCAGTAAAGACACTGATCATCGAAGGGCGGAAGTTGCGGTATCCAGGAATAGAGGTTTGAAGGCTGCGATCAAACTCATCAGAGTATTCACGCATGTGCTCATCAAAGGTATTGGATACAGCACGACGAAGACCTGCACCAATGGCCTGGTTATTCATGAATCCAAGCATACCACGGATGGCATTTTCGCTTGTCCAATTCTCACCATTGGTGAGTTCTGCCATTGCGGCAATACCAGAGAAGTAGCTCTTTTCAGTAAGGCTAGCACCAATACTAAAGATAAGCTGTGTGCTCATACGATCCACAAACTCCTCCTTCATGCCATAGGTCTGCCACACACGAATGGTGTCAGAAACCGCAGCAATGATATTGGAGAGGGGCTCGACCATATTGTAGGAGATGTACTTATCTCCAAACTTTAGGGAACGTGGCTTGATGTTAAGTTCTTTCCACCGTTTATGCTCTTCAGGTTCGGTAAGGTGACTAGGCATGTTGCCAGTAATCAGACCAGATGAAGCCATAATACCAGCAGCAGTCACGGCCATCACTCCGATAGCTTGGCGACCTTCATATTCTGCAATCAGAAGTGGATCACCAGACTTCATGGCAGACTGGTAGTTCCTAGAAAACCGAGCAGTCAAAGGCAGGTGTTCAAACTGATAACTAATGATGTTAGCAGGAGTACGAATAAACGGAATCAGAGCTTTACCAAGGGGTATGGAATCAATGAATCCAGCAAGCTTGCTAGCATTCTCCCATGGATCACTTTGGAAGGTGCCAATGTCTGCATACTCAGCAATGGCTTTACTCTTAATTACCCCAGTGTTAGGGTCGATAGAGTTCTTGTATTGATCAAGATACGTGGTAAGATTACGCTTCCAGTTGGTAGGATCTTCCTTGTAAGCCTGATAGGTAGCCAGCTCATCAATCCGTTGGCGAGCAAGGATGGTTTTAAAGTAATCATCCATACCCATCATGAGTCGCTCAGGAATAGCCAGAGCTTCTGCAAAGCGGTAATGGAATTTAAGGTAACCAACCATCCGTTGCTGGGTAGGAGTTTCAGCAACAGTTTCAAGGGTTTGCAACTTGGCAAGCGTTTCCGTCTGTTGCATAATCCGGTTAGGGGTTGCCTGAATCGGAATACCAGTACGAATAGTCCTGCTAGCCACTTTAAAGGCTTCAGAGGCACTACCAAGGATTGCCTTATAACCAGCTAATCCCGCCCGCAACGTAGCATCATCACCGGAGAAGAACCCACGCATAGCAATGCTAGTAGGGCCTTCAACAAGACGATAGACGGTACCACCATTACGGAAGATAGTCTTGGCACCAGACAGGATGGAGTTGTAGAAGTTACGGGTTTGAACCGAACCCCAAATGTCACGGGCAGTCTGGCCAAAGCTAATGGCTTTAGCCGGATCACCACCAGACAAAACCATAGCCCTAGTCAGGGTACGAAGCTTTTCAAGGCCCTCAGCATCGCCACGACGATAGGCATCTTTGGCATCCTTAGCGAACTTACGAAGGCGAGCCAGGGTAACAGGAATTTCTTCGCTTTCAAAGCTGGACATCAGCTGAGCAGTTTCGCGTGCATCCATGTTAGGAGTGATGCTAAGCTTCAAGCTATTGAGAGATCCACCAAAGAATTGAGTGCCAGTTTTATAGAACTCAAGCAAACCAACGTAACGATCAATCAATCGTTCGTAATAGTTAAAGCCTGCTACTTGGCTGGTATCGGCATCCTCTGCCAGCTGGGCTAGCTTATAAAGATCATTAGACCAGTCAGCAATGATAGCTTTGGCGGCAATCAGAGTTTCGTTGGTGGCACCTAGGGTTCCCCGCTTGGTACCAACAACAAGTTCACCAGACTGACCAAGCAAACGCTTGACAAGTTCCCCTTCATCACCAGTAAAGATCTCATCATATGGACGCATACCATCAAGGAAATCTTGATAGATACGAGCCGCATTGTCAAGAACCTTACCAACGCTCATGCCGCTTTCCTTGGAAATACGCAGAACATCCACGTCCTTCTCATAGCGGTTGAGCATCTTACGAGCACCATCCTTAATGCCAGCACTCTTGATGGCAGATTCCGTCATAACAGAACCAGACGCACCATGAATACTTACTCGACCAATACCAGGGAATCCTTCTTCAAGGTTGATCTGGTCACGAGCTACGTTATTGATGTCATCCGCATTGATAGTACGGGTGTTCTCAAATGGTAGCTTTTGAGTAGCAGGATCTAACTCGTTGTCGATGTCGGTCAGGATGTCATCCCGCTTGTAATTAAGATCATTAAGCTCAAGTTCAAGCTGTTGAATCTCTTCTGGATCTGTGGCTTGATTAAGCTTACGCCCAAGTTCAAACTCTTGCTCATCCAGTTCCTCCAATTCCTGAGCCCTTACCTTAACGGTATTGTCGGTTTCAGCTTTGGAGTTTCTGGCTGCTTCTTTGATGTTTTCATCAGACGCATCGGCCATGGTATCCAGACCAGTCTTAATAGCTGTGTCAGGATCAGCACCACCTTTCAGAGCGGCTCTAGCGGCCCTGTAACCCTTAACGAGTGCATCTATACCACCATTGAAGATGGGGTTCATTACAGCGCCTTCTCCAAGGCTCTTAACGCGATTTAGGAATGGATCTCCATACTTATCGGTGGATAGTCCAAACACAAGGGAATCACGGTAAGCTGCGGGTACAAGACCTTTGACCACCTCAGACATGTTGCCATCTTTGGCATCCGTAAGGAAGAAGTCAGCAACCATACCAGGGACCAGGCCTTCTTGAACAAGACGGCTGGCTTTGGCTCCAACACGAGCAATGCCCTTTACATCAGCAGGAATAGGTTTGGCCCCAAGCTTGGCTCCAGGCACATTACGCAGGGCACGAGCCAGAAGAATAAAGCTAAGAAGCTTCTCACCAGCAAGACCTACTTCTGTTTTAGGTGCTTTTGTCAGTTCGGTATATGCGCGAACATACCCTTCGTCTGAAGGCTTTTTACCTTTGTTAACAGTATTGTTTAGATACCATTGGTAACCAACATCGGCCACACCCTCAATAGGTTTAGCAATGGCGCCAACACCAGCACGGATAACTTCAGCACCAGCAGCAGACGCTTGGTTAGAGTAGAACTGCTGTTCAACAGCCTTTTCGGTTGCTTTCAGTTCTTGACCGCGCTTTGTCCGCAGCTGCTGTCGTTCCTTGGCAATGGTTTCTGCGCTTTTCTTGTCTCCAGAAATGTTATCAATGAAGTCAAGAAGAGGGATGTTGACGTTTTGTTCAATATACTTACCAACAGCATCCAACTGACCGGGCTGCATCTGAGGCATCAGGCTTTGGAAGATTTGTTGGGGTTGCTGAACAGGAGGGGTGGGTTGAGGAGGAGCTTGTTGGGGTTGAACATCAGCTGCCTGTTGGCGTTGTTTTGCCTGAGCTTCCAGCTGTTTTTGTTTGTTCTTGTTGCTTAATGCTTGGTTTTGAAGAGCTTCCAGCTTCTCAAGGTCAACTGGACGGAAAGCTTCAATATCAGCCATTTAGTAAGGTCTCCGCAGAGAAAAGAAAAAAGGGGGAAGACCCCATCTCCGCAGAGAAAGGGTCTTATTGCGCTTTGCTGTAACGATCAAGAATGTCCAAAGTATAGTCACGGATGGAGGGGTATTCCCGACCATTGTAGAACTGTTTCTTTGAATCATTATAAAGGTTTGCTCGACCAGAATACCAAATAGAAGCAGCCCTGCGAATTGCAAGTTCAGGGGCATAGCCAGCCAGCAGTTGTTGTTGGATCAAATAGGATAAGTGACCATTGACCACTGCGTCCTGTGCTTGAGTATCTTTTAAGTATTCTTGAGGAGTCAGTCTACGACCATAGTACCGAAGGGTCCAAGGGCCTACGTTTTCAGGCATGACTTGGCCAATACCAAGGGCTCCAGAATCAGGATTAACGGCATCATAACGCCCACCAGATTCCTTTCCAAAGATGGCTTGTCTAAACCTGGGCACATCAACCGGACCAGTGATAGTCGGTGTTGCTTGACGGTTACGAAGGCGATTTAACTCGGCAGTCAGTTGCCTACGTTGCGTCCCAACAATCCTGGGATTTGCAAGGGCTTCTGCAATGCGAGGACTAAGAAGACGATTCTGTTGATAGGTAGCGGCTCCTTGACCAAGTTCGTTGACATCAAAAGGAATGTTCAACTTGTCGGGGCTAGCCTGTTGCCGCAGCAATTCAGGCACGGACACACCAGCTGTCTTAGCCAGGAAGGCCACATCAGACGGAGGTTGTCCACCGTTCCTCATCGTATCTACTGCTACCTGGAACCGATCCACATCCAACAGAACATCCTTTGTAGAGGAGGTAATGGCGGGAACACGACTCAAGGCAACGTTAATCAGATTGAGACCAGTCTGACCATTGGAAAGCTTGTTAGGAGTTCCCATGCTCGATTGAGCCACCCGATTATTTTTGGGGGCAGCATAGAAAACAGGAACAGTAACATTTCCAACTTTCTTGGTAGAAAAGAACTCTGGAATTAGTTGGGTAATTGTATCGTTAAGAACTTTTTGCGCTTGAAGAGGATCGGTAATTTGACCGGTGCTAATCTTTTGCAAGACAGTCGCCATTGCCAAACCACGAATACCAGTCACAGTAAAGGCTGACTTTTGAGCAAAGCCTTCATCGGTGCCTACTTGATCCTTAAGCAATTCACGCAATCTACCGCGAACTTGATTATCGACTTCAGATTCACTAGGAAGAAGTTTCTTGAAGTCCGCAGCTTCACCAAACTTTTGAGTACCACGTTGATAGGCTGCATCAGAGATGTAACCAGCAGCACGTAAGGCTTGAAGTTCAGCAGGACTTTTAACAGTAGCAAGAAGGTCTTCTTCCCGACCAGGATTCCAGTTGGGACCTTTGCTGGTTAATTCAGCCAGAGCCTCTGCTGCAATCTTTGGATACTTAGACTGAAGCTTTTCAAGCAAAGCGTTGGCTTCATTGTACGTCTGAGCATTTGGCTTCGCGTAGAAGACCTTCAGGATACCATCAGCTTCAGACTTTGCTGCAGTTTCTAGCTCTGCTTGTTGCGCCTTGCCTGTCTGTGAAATGAACTCACTGATGTCGGTCATCTCATACCGATCACCCCAGGTGCCCAGCGTCGGGTTTTCTGGATTGATCAGTGTACCTTTGTAGGCAGTAAACAGTGCATCAGCACCACGAGGATCTTTGGAGGTAAGAGTACGAATGACATTTTTCATCATGTCATGGGTCTCATCGTTCCCTGCCTTACGATCCATGCCGTTCAGTTCAATCAGACGCTTATTAAGTTCGCTGATGTTGTTCTGAGCTACAGCAGGATCTTTGGACATAAGACTGGCAGCCGTGAAAAGAGAAGTCCGAAGATCTTCCCGTTCGTTGGCTTCACGAGTCTTGATGATTTCCCGCATCCGATTGCCGAGAAGTTCGGCACGAACACGCATCATAATGGGGGAAGCGTGTTCAGCAAGGATAACAGGATTGATTTGGTTCAGACCAGAAGCTTCAATGAACTTCTGCATACCAACGTTCCAAGCAGCATTAAGCTGTTCTGGTGTGCGGGTTTGTCGAGGAGTAAACCGTTCGATCTTTCCATTAACAGGAACCTCAATCGGCTCATCACTTTTCAGGAAGTTATCCAAAAAGGATTCAGCCTGAGAGACAGCCGATTGCGTCTTGCCAATAGCTTGACCATAAGCCCGCCAACCTTTAACCGCAGGAGACTGCTGGTAAACACTTTCTGCAAAAGCAGGGTCTACCTGGCGAAACTCACTAACAACTTGCATCTGGGCATCGTTAGCTGTTTCCAGAACTTTCTTTTTGTCAGAATACTGTTGATAAAGATTTTGGTTGAGACGCAGGTCACCATTCAGGATGTCTGCGATACCAAGATTCTTTTGATCTTCGTTGTACTTGGTCTGCTTGTCAATGACAAACTTGGAAAGCGTATCACTAAAAGTAGACAGCGCCTCCAGGTTTTGTTCATTTTGAATCTTAAGATCTCTCCCAACCTGTTCCAGTTGATTGAGATAAACTTGATTACCTTCACGGTAGGTTTGAGCAACCTCGCGGTAAGCTTCACCGAGACGTTGAGAGTTATCGTAAACTTGTTGCGGATTAAACCCACGCTTTACTTCAGTGCCTTCAAGCTGGACCCTCCGACCTTTGGATTGATAGATTGCCATTGTTAATAATTAACCTCCGATCCTAAAGGATGAAAGACTTGTCTTTAGAGGATTGCTTGAAAGATTACGGCCCGCTTCTCCAAGAGTATCTGCTGTGTCCATACGGAATGCAGAGCCTCCCAGATTGCCACCAGAAGGCGCCTTAAGGGCTCCGTAAGTACCAGCAGCACCAAGAGCGGCCTGGCCAATGCCAAGAGCCAGTCCAACGCCACTGGGACGCATTACAGCAGCAGGAGGTTGTACATATGCCTTAGTAGGTTCAAACATCCGCTGACTTGCCGCAATGTTGTTCTGACTTTCTGCTTCGGAATAGATGTCCTGAACATTCAGGTTATAGCTTTGAGAAGCATAGCCGAGGTTGGTACCAAGGTTAGCCAAGTCTCTACCATACTCACGTTCTGCATCGGAGGTTAACAAAGCAATAGACTTGCCTGTTCTACCAGAAGACAGTACCGTACCCTGTGATTGGATCTTTTCAATAAAGAGATCTTGAGCGCGTTGAGCTGCTTCTGCTTTCTTTTCAGCAAGAAGCATTTGCTCACGACGATACCCGCGATCCGCAGCAGCACGGTTGGCTTCAATGCGATCATTGTAAGCTTTCTGACTGGCTTCGTACTGCTGGCGCTGGATTCCGTATTCATACTCCGCCTGACGTTGGCGGACTTGATAATCCTGTTGTCGAAGTTGTTCTTCGTAAGTTGCTGCGGCCTGTTCTTGTTGGTACTGAGCAATAGAAGAAACAGCACCGAGTACAAATTGGCCAATCGCTACTGCGGCGGCTGGGAGACACATGACGTTAGTTTAGCAAATTCAACGTAGGTAAGGTTCTGTGGACCAACACTGACATAACAAAGTTTCTTGAATCCAAGTAAATGCAACAGTTTCATGTGCATTCTGTTTCTTGGATCTGCTATGTTATGAAGCATGGTATAGGAGGTTTGTTGATCGACCCATTTCTTAGCCTCCTTAAAAAAGAGCTTAGGATAGGGGCGGAGAAAATCTGTTGTTAACATCCAGATAGCTCCGCATTGGGCATCGGTTCTGGATACCCCCGCCATCCCACAAATTTTATCTTTGATGGTAAAGGTAATTGGATTGTCTGAATGCTGATATGAATTGGGTAGGGCTACGATTGGATCATAACCCCACCCCAGCAATTCATTCCGATCATCCGCCTGAAGGTGCTCAGCAACAAAGAGTGCATCATCAAATGTTGCTGGGCGGATTTTATGGATCATACGGATTTAATTCCTTTGTTATTGTAAGTCCCTTCCCAGGTCATTGTAACCAGAGCCAAAGGAAAAGGAGCATTGCAGATAATACTAAGGTCAACGTCTTTACCCTTTGCCATGATAGGAACAATGTTTTCCGCAGTTCGCAACATCGGAGCCTCGTTTGCTTGGCTTTGGTTCGCTGTGATCTGGGGAAGAGTAATGTTAAAGGTAGCACGACCTGGGACATCTAATGAAGCCTCAAACGGCCCAGACTCGTGGCTATAGAAGCGCACACGATGAACAACAGGAACGTTTAATTCATCTGCTATTTTATCTTTTTTAACATAGAACCCAGGGAACCTTGCGGTTGACGTGATCTGATAACCAAGAGCAAATTGTTCCGATGTTTGATTGCCATCCACAGTCACATAATACTTCTGTCCGGCAGGGGCAGCAGCATTGTATTGAAGAGTTGGATACTCAACAAAGGAGTTGTCGTTTGGACTGATCTTTACGACACAAGGTTGAGCGGAAGCAATGTTAGCGCCTTCATCAAAGAAGATCTTTGTTTCGTCATTGCCTGCGTCATAGGCCTTGGCTGGGTTGTAATCAAACAAGTCCATCCGAAGATCTACGTACTTGTCTTCAAATAAGATAGCACCACCAGGAGTTTCCGTCAACAACTCCATCCGACAAAGCACTGGTTGATTGTCAGCTTGAATGACAATAAAGACTTCATCTTCGTGGAAATCAGCAAGCAATACATTTCCAGGAAATGTCCACTTAAACCAGGAAGCAATCAAGCGTTCTTGGTCTTGAGTATAGTACCGGAAGAGATAAAGGGTTTTCGGCTCCTGAACTGAGGTAAACCCAAACAAGGAAGCACTGAGGCTATTGGTAACAAGGTTAATTCCATTTGGAATATAAGACGGAATTAGCTTGCTAAGTTCCTTTTTAAGTGGGTTGGAATCAATGTTGATCGTCAGCTCATTAACGGCAATGGAGGTTTCGTTTTCCTCCACAACAACGACTGTACTGCCAAGGTCCAGGGGTTTGATGTCCGTGGTATGACTAAAGCTAGAGATCAGGTTAAGTTCGGCAGTAGCCGGAGAGAATGCTTCGGATCTTGTCTGAAGAATGTATTGTGCGTTGTCGGCAAAAATCAGCAAACCATTTGATTGTTGGAGCGCATACCTAAACTCAACACGTGTGGTAGAACCAGCAGAGATGTCGATTGGATCACTATCAACAACCGTAATAACCGTTGAAGGGTAGAAGGAAAGAAATTCACCTGCCTGTGAGCAGACAATGTTTTCTTCACTCATTAAGATCAGGCGGTTCTTGAAGAAGGAGATGCCAGAGATACGACTTCCAACAAAACTGGGGCTTGGAGCGGAGTCTACATCACCCACAGTACGCTGAGACCAATACTGAGTAGCCCAGGTGCTACCGGAAATGGTGGCGGAGGTAACAGAAGTGATGGTAAAACTATCGCCTTGGTTATTGGTTACCACGTTGGTGGCTGTGTAGCCCTGACCAGCTCTGATAATCTCAACACCAGTAATCTGCTTTTGAGCATTGACACTGGTTATCTTAAGACGTAGATTCTTACCGGTACCACCATAAACGGGAAAGGCTTGACCAACGTTCCAGCGTGCTGTTCCAACGGAAGTTACACTTATGGCAGTGGGAATGCCAGAAACCGTCGTAGAAAGCACGTAGGAGGCCGCAGCAGAGGCGCTAAGTTCACGGAAGGTATAGGTACCGTCTGCCTCACGAATCAGCGCATGGGGCATTGTGGTGGCATTCAGACCCAGAACTTCCCCTGGTTTAATTGTTTCCACCCAGGAACCAGCGCCCTGTGCTCCACCATTGCTGGTTTGAAACTTAACGTAGTAATCATCTCCGTTGGTATCGGAGCTGCCAGCAACCTTAATGATATAGTTATTGAGGAACTGACTGGGCAGATCCTGAACACCATCTACGATTCCTTTATACGCAACAAGGCCAGTACCAGAAATACTACCAGTAGCTTCAAGGCTAAAGTCAGCATTATTGGCACGTCGGATGTGGATATAGTTGGCAACACCAGTAGCAACATAAGCTGGGTTAGCATTGATGGTGCTAACAAGGTTACTAATAATGGTGTTGGCGTTAAGGTTGGAGCCAGAGGTAGTGGGAGTGTTATAACTAAACGCAATACCATCAATCACCACGCGATAGGTCGTATCGTAGGCAATAGTTGTAAGCGTTACATAACCAAAAGGGTTCTGAGCAGCAGAGGTGGTTGCTACGTCTTGAACAGTGACACCACGGTTAAGCACAAAGATGTAATCATTGATCTGAAGAACTTCAAGATCAGAACTCTTCGTGTGGCTAGCGTAGGTGGTAGCTGTACCAGAAAGGGTGTTGATGGTTTGTTGAATGCCGCTTTGAGCATCCCACAGACGTACCGAACCGTTGCTGGTAATCTGAAGAAGAAGTTTTTCGTCTAGTCCTTTACAAATGAAGAACCAACTGCCACCGGACAGTGAATTTTCAATGCGGCGAACAAACTGTGCGCCTGGCCTTTTGAGTAGACCAAATGTTGGATCAGGGTAATAGTTATCACATTCCCTAAGCTGACCCGGAAGCATCAAAGAATCAGGCTGTTGTGATACCCCACCAATCAGACCAACAGTTCTTTGTGAGATAGCAGCCATGATTTATCGAGCAATAGCGCGGAAAGGAGTGTAACTAATGTAGAAGTTCTGACCAGTTTCCTGGCCAAAGATGTTTACGTCGGAACTACTGGTATCGTAGGCCAGACAGTTAGCACGAAGAAGGGCTTCGTCTTGAGCGTTAAAGGTAACCATTTCCTGGGAACCAAGAACACGTCCAGCAAACACACGAGTAGCTCGTTGGGTGATGTAATCCTGGAAGACCTGAGGAAGATCCTCAAAGTCAAATTTCCAGACAACATCGCATTTAACTGTTGATCCGGCAGTAAACGTATAGGTATGGTTTACTTTATCGTAAAGTCTGCCATCACGCAATACGGTCTGGTATTTCTGATTGTTGGCATACTTGTTATCCGAAAGCTGAAGAGCATTAGCAGGAACATAAATGTTACCACTATTGTCAGCAGTAAAAGGATAGGCTACTTCGGTGTTGAAGTGCCAGCCTTCTCCTTGTACTTCACTATCGACAGCATCGAGAATGTCCACTGCGATAGCGATTTCGGGGTTAGCGACATCTAAGCTTACCACCGGGGCCTGCCCGATGCCACTAAGCATCTGATTGATAGCTTGGAGTTGGGTTGTCATTATCGGACAGGTAATTAAAAGAAGAGGGGCTAACCTTTAATAGGCTAACCCCCTTATTAAAGCCTAAGTTAAATCAGGCCACGTTACGGAAAGCACCAGCACAGGCAACACGCACAGCGCCCGCGCCATAGGCCAGACGGCCCACGATCACGTCGCCTTGGTAGATCACCTTGGTGTCAGCACCGGTGGTCTGCACAGCAGGACCGATGGCTTCCACAACACCAGCAGCGTCACGATGGAAGATCAGACCGCAGGAGTTGGTGAAGTCAGCAGCCACACCGTAGTTGTTGTTCTCACCAGTCACAGCAGCCGCGTCAATAGCGGTACCGGCAGCAGAGCCGTACTTGCCGAGGAAGGGGATGTTGTTGGACTTGTAGATCTTGATACCAGCGATCTCATAGAGACCTTCGCCGCTGTTCAGGCTACCACCGGCAGCACCGTACTCGCGGTTCAAGATGTTGGTATCGACCTGGCTGATCAGGGCATAGTACTGACGCGGGGACAGCACAGCCACACGACCTTCCTTAGGAGCAGCAATTTCGTCCAGGCGGGCAGCAGCTTCAAAGAAGCCGTCAACCAGAGCCTGAGCATCATACTCCTTGTTGGCGCCCAGGTTCACACGGAAACCACCAGGCTCACCGGTCACAGCGGCAGTCAGGCCAGAGGCACGATCCAGCACGCGGAAGATGCGGCGGTCATAGAACTCAGCCAGGGCCTGGCCGATTTGACGGGCGATGGGGCCACGGATGTCGTACTGAGCGAGGGTCTCATCCAGGTCATACACGAACGCAGAGGCAACCAGCAGGTCGTCCATTGCGATGGTGGTTTCAGCCACAGGGGGGTTGCCGCTACCCAGGATGGCGTTGCCAGGGGTGTGGTAGCCAGCCGACACACGACCGGTGTGGATGAATTGTGCTTCCTTGCCGTTACGCAGGGTGCGGTTCATCACCAGACCCTTGGCAATAGTAGCATTACGGAAGGCCTCATAGACCTCACCGGTGAAGAGCTTCAGAAACAGAGCCTTCTTGTCGCCAGCCTTATTAGCCTGGCCGAGTTGAGTAAGAGTTGCAGTCACAGTTTTAGGGGGAATGAAGAGTGTGAAACTTGATTCCCAAAGATCTTTGAGAGATTATTTAATTGTATTTGGGGTTGTCCTTTCATGGGTTGTCTTCCGCAGAAGGCCCATTCCAGTCATGACTGGGTTTTTAACGAGGTTATCCCATCCTCAATAGGCAGGGGGACATTGCAGTCCCCACGATCTGTTAGATTAGATCGCCACTTGCAGCCAAACGTTGTTCGATGTCAATCCGATAGGCGGGGTCATCCCGATAACGAGGATCGGAAATGGCGCGTGCCAGCTCGGCTTGACTACGGAATCCTTTGACGGTGTTCTTAACAGCCTTACCAGATACCCGCTTACCTTCAAAACCAACAGCATCTTGATAACGTTGCTTCAAAGCTTGAACAGCAAAGAAGATTGCGTCCTTGTTGCCACTGTTGACTACGTTGTCATAGGCAGCTACTTCCTCAGGCTTGAGGTTATCTGCTGCCCAGGCTAGGGTTTCGTTGTAAGCCTCAGGTCCACCTACCGAAGCCATGATTGCATTAGCATCGGTGTCGGACAGCTGTTGCTGTTGGATGGGGCTGTTCTTTTGAATCTCCAGATAGGCATCAATTAACTGCTCAGAAGGCAGTTCCTTAAGTTTCTGGATTGTTTCTGGCTTAAGTTGATTGGAGTTAGTCCAATACTCATCAGATGCCTCCTGAAGAAACTTAGCAGTTTCAGAAACATCCTCATCACCAGACTCTTTTTCGGATTCACTCACGTCTTGGGCATCTTCACCCTCTTCTTGAGTGGTCTCCTCTTTCTGTCCAAGTTTCTTTTCAAGCTCTTTGTAAGCCTTTTCAAGATCCTCGGCAGACTTGAACTTACCAGCATACCGAAGCTCAGCCTCTTCAGCTGCGCGTGCCCGTTCATACTTATCGAGGTCACGCTCTTCTTCTTGAGTAATTAGCTTATCGCCAATCTCCACAAGCCTCGCTTCGTTTTCAAGACGAGCTTCGGTTTCAGCCGGATCAGAACCGTCAAAAATGATTTCAGCCATGGGTGGTGATTAGTGGACAACAATGGTAACATTACCCAGACCAGGATACCTTACGGCTTTGTGCGTAGGCTTAGCAGTATCAGTCTTAACAACTGGTTTGCCTGCTGGTTTTTTCCTGGGATTTAGTTCGGTGGTTGAGGGAAGCTCAAAGTCCTCAGGGTTGAGGGACTGGTTGGGCTCCAGCGGTTCCTTGGACGACATTTTGTACGTTGGCTAAAGTTTCAGCAGCGGCTGGATTCTTGGATGGATCCATAACAGGAGACTTAGCAAAGTCGCTAGCCTGCTCCATCATCGACATCCGCATTTGTTGCTGCTGTTGCATCTTCATTTCATTGTCACGCTCTTCCTGAGTCTTAATCAGTTGGAGAGGGTCAATGCCTTGAGCCGCAGCAAGCCGCTTAATTGCTTCGTCTGGATTGATGAACTTCATCATCGCCTCGGGGCCAAGAGACTGAGAGACAGTTTGAAGGAACATCATTAGTGATTCCCGGTCTTGTCCACGGCCAATACCTTCGATACCGGCAATGACGGTTGGGAAGACTACTCCTTTGGGAAGCTTGGGAAGGACACCAGACCGTTGAAGAACAAACAACTTCCGCTGAAGATAGGGTCGAAGTAGTTCTGTGGTCAGGTTTCCATAGATACCACCAAGCTGCTCATTCAGTTCTTGCTGGGTAGCTCGAACCTCTTCAGCGGTAGTACGTTCCGACTGGCGAACAGTCAGAATCAGGAAGGCTTCACTCAGCCGTTGAGTCAGCTGGGTGATCATTTGATATGCCGTGGAGAAGTCCGCTTGTTTTTGGACTTGGACCACAGACACATCTTCTTGCCTACCTTGGATGATAGCACCGTTTCCTGCCTTTGCCAACACACTGGGTTTGACAGTAGCAGAAGGCGACACCAGGAACACAACCTTAGAAGCGGCGGCAGAGCCTTCCACCATGGCTTGCATCAGACCCTCAAGGGACTTCAGATCACCAAGGTATTCTTCAATGCGGCCACGTCCATAGTCTTCTCCATCAACGATATTGAAACGAAGTGGAAGCCAGGGGGTTGTGTTTTTCGGAGACTTGCCGTAGCTGTCTTCGATAATTTCACCATCAACTTCCTGACGCCAACGCCACTGTCCATCGGTGAGCTTTGCCCACGTATAAACAGCAACTTCATCCTCGCCTACCGTCACGTCCACAGAAGGAGTGCTGGTGTTATCGTCTACCCGATTAACGGAAGACTTGGGCTTTTGGAATTGCTCAGGAAGGAATTGACGGTTGATAGATTCAACAGTAACGATCTCGGTGGGTTGACCCTCTCCATCACGGACGACCACATAACGGTCAAGAGGGTAAAGCTTAACACCACTCGAACCCATGTATACCAGGACATTCCCGGTTACAATCAGATGCTTCATTGCCTGGTGAAGGATCACTCGATCCTGTGATTCGGCAACGTGTTGCATAATGACCCGCTCCATTTTGGAGAGGCTCAGGTCGATCTCAGATTTGATCCGAGCATCTAGATTGGGATCCGAGGCGAGTTTACCGTCGTTGATCTGAAGCTTAAAGAACGTAGCCGTTACAGGGAACAGGCTAAGCATAAGCTTCGAGGCCATGACGTTAGCGCCTTTGGCACCGATTGATTGCCAAGGAGTGGGCAGTTGTTGGCCATTGTATACACCAGTTGGTGTAAGCAAATACGGCAAACTTAACCTTGCACACTCCCGAGCAGTATCAAGGAAGATCGTTCTGTCACTTGCCAAGCGAGCGTAACGGCCAGCAGCAGATTGATTTTCCATTTAATTAAGAACCAGGAATGTTGAGGCCAGTTGCTTGACCGCTGATGGTTCCAAGGGTAGGAGTAGGGCTAGGGGCACGGAAGCTAGCAGCACCAGCAGAACGCTGGCGAGCACTACGCATACTGGCTGCGGTTTTAATAGTGCCAACCTTTTCACCAGCACTCACAGAAACCGGCTCCGGCGGAGGGGCGGGAGGCGCGGGCGGGGGAGGCGGGGGAGGAGGCAGTTGAGGCATCGGGGGAGGCGGCGGGGGCGCCGGAGGGGGACCACCAAAGCACATGATCTTAATCGTTTGAGGTTTTGTTTTTTAGGTGTTTGATGACTGCAATAGCACCAGCTTGGAAAGCAAGTTCCCGCTCTGTTATATTGCAATCAGGAAACCGATCAGGATACATTCCTTCAAGCTCTTCAATGAGCCGAAGCAAATCAACCCTACCCCCTACTACGCGTGTAAGGGGAAGGGGCTCCTCATCAAGGTAAGACATGGATTAACCATATTGTGGAAGATCGGTATTTGCCGCCTCAAAGAAGGCGGGCATCCGAGCGCGTTGGGTATCAGAAAGGCCAGGAGCTTTACCCCTTTCATAAAGGGAATCAGACTGACTCAACCAGAAGTCCTTATCAAGATACTTATTGGTGGTTGATTTAAGACCATCAACTACCCATCCCACAGTCGCTCGACGTAGGCGATTGAGGCTTGATGTGGACTTGAGACCCAGCTCGGAGCAGACCATCGAGTGGATTGCGACGTGGGTTTGTTCGTCGCGGCTGATGTCTGCTGCTGTGGTGCGGATTCCGATGTCTCCATTGAATCGGAAGAACGGAAGGATGACGAAGAAGACACTGCGCTCCAGAATAGCTGCTTTGAGTATCGGATGCTCAGGCGCGTCAAGCCATGCCCGAAGGATGTGCTTGGCTTCGTCTTCATGCTTCATGTCGGCACCATGAGCATCAATAACATAATTCAATGCCAGGTCATGGTTCTCTTCATCCTTCTGATTTGAAAGGAGAGCTTCCCGCACACCAGGGGTTTGGGGTAGATCCTTATCGAGGGCTTGCTGAAGGAACTCACGCACAGGCAATTCCAGGTGGCGAAGACCAAGGGCGCGTTTGAGTGCGTCCTCGGCCCCCTCTGCCACCTGTCCCTTTTGTACCGCCACAGGGGTCCATTTGCGTTTGCGGCTGATAACTTGATCGTAGGGCGACAGGGTTGGGCTCATTCTCCGCAGGGAATACAGGGTTCGTTTTCGGGTTTAACAGTGGGACAGCCGCAGTCAGGGTCGATGTCTTGATCAAAACCAAAGAGATCACGGAAGTCCTCATCAAGGGCAGCCAGTGCATCATCTTTAGCCTGGGTATCAGGCATCACCTGGAGAGAATAATAGAGACTGGTTTGAGGGGAATACATCCACTCGTAGATAAAGTCTCGGTCGTAGGTAACAACGTCAGACCAACTGTTGAAGCTGTATCCGTGGAAGAGAAGCGTGCTTTGGAAGAGGCGAACGATACCGTCCACAACTTCCTTATAAGCATCCCAACCTACTTCAGCTGCAATCTCGATGTTCGGCGGGTAGTCATAAGACTGGACTCCGAAAGTCCCACTATCCCTATCGACGTGACGAGAGATAGGAGGGGCCAGCTCGGGGGCAGTAGTATACCCACGCAGATCGACGTTGTTATAAGAGCAGGGAGCCGTAGGCGCAATA